ATTCGGCAGCTCTGCGACCAGGCGGGCGTTGGTAGCCGTGTCGGCTCGATGCGGCTGTTGTCTGCGGCGGACGTGCGAGCGTTGAAAAAACTGAAACGGAGAAAATATGAAAAGCGTTGACTGTGACGCTTGTAATTTCTTGCGACGTCGCAAGAATACGTCGGACGCGGTAACTTGTTGTTCTTTCATGAGGTGCGAAATGAAGATTATCAGCGGTAAGAGAGGAAACACTGCACGGCGAATTATGCTGTACGGAGTTCACGGGGTTGGAAAGTCTACGTGGGCAGCACAAGCTCCTGACGTGCTGTTCTTTAACATCGAGGACGGGCTGCACGATATCGAGTGCAACCAAACCGAGCATCTCACAACCTACGGTGAGGTAATGGCTGCATTAAAGTGGCTGGCACTGGGCGACCACTCATTCAAGTGGATTGCCATCGACACGCTGGATCACTTGGAACAACTGATCTGGCGTCATGTCGCGGAGCAGGCGGGGAAGGCGTCTATCGAAGACCTCGGATACGGCAGCGGCTATAAAATTGCACTGAGCATTTGGGGTGAAATCCAGATGGCTCTGGACTATATTAGGAAGCGGTTCGGAGTCGGGACGATCGCTCTGGCTCACAGTGAGATTAAGCGGTTCGATTCACCGGAAACAGATTCATACGACCGCTATCAGCCTGCTCTTCATGCTGCGGCCAGCCAGCTCTGGCAGGAGTGGTGTGACGAAGTCCTGTTCGCGAGCTATCGGACATTCGTCCGGAAGGAAGAGCAGGGATTCGGGAAGGATCGAGCCATCGCGGTCGGGCAGGGCGAGCGATACCTGCGGACCAGTGAAACGGCAGCCGTCCGGGCAAAGAACCGTCTCGGGCTGCCGCACGAACTCGACTTTTCATGGGCGGCGTACGCTCAATACCTGACCACTCCGGTCACTTCGGAGTCTGCGACACAAAACGAAGCAAAGTAAGTGTTAAGCGTTTCCTGTTTTTAGTCCGAGGAGTAGAAGAATGAGTAATCTTGGTGACCTGAATTTTGATGCGTCTACAGTCGAGCCGAACGCTGGCTTCGAGGCAATCCCTGCTGGCGTCTATGACGTCGTCGTCGTGAACTCGGAAAAGAAGACCACAAAAGCGGGGACCGGTGCATTCGTGGCACTGGAGATGCAAATCCTGAACGGCCCATATCAAAACCGCAAACTATGGGACCGGCTGAATCTATGGAATCCCAACGATAAGGCCGTTGCGATTGCACGAGGCACGCTGTCCGCCATCTGTCGAGCTGTCGGAGTCCTCTCACCGAAAGACACCGCTGAACTGCACGGCAAGCCACTGAGCTGCACGGTCGTCGTCAAGAAAGATCAGGACGGCAACCCGACCAATGAGGTCAAGGGGTACAAGCCACGAGGCGGCGGTCAGCAGGCAACTACTCCGCAGGCGAAACCAGCACAGCCAGTCACGCAGCAGACCGTCGCAACTGGTGGTGACAACTCGCCACCGTGGGCGCAATAGATTGAGTGTGCGAGAGCAGGCCAGTGAGTGGCTGGCCTGCTGCTGTTTCCAAATCGCTATGCAGGGGATATAGCCATGACATTGATGGGTGAACTGGAAGACGACATCGAAGTTCAAATTCTGGGTGGCGAGGATGACATTGAAGGGCCGCAGGTCGATCCAGAGCATCGACACGAGGCTATCCGTTACCCGGTCGCTGACAACGTGATCGAGCAATTACGGGATAGATACCTGCCACTGCGAGTCAACGGCATCGACGATAAGGCCGGGCTGAAGGCGGTGCATGATGCAAGGATGCAAGTGCGAAGCCTGCGAGTGGACGTTGATAAGGCTCGCAAGGAAATGAAGGCGGACGCACTGGCGTGGGGCCGCAAAGTGGACACTGAAGCTAAGCGATTGACCAGCCTGCTGGAGCCAATCGAGGAGCACCTGACGCGGGAAGAGGAAACCGTCAAGGCGGAGATTGAGCGGATCAAACGCTCGCGGATTGACGCTAGGATCAAAGCACTTCAGGCCGTATCACTGCCAGGCATGGTGCCGCCGGAAAAGATGATCGACGGCTGGAGTGATGAGGAGTTCGAGATATCGTTGAAGGTCGCGACTCGGGAGCACGAGAAACGACAGGAAGAGGAACGCATCCGGCTGGAGCGTGAGGCAGCGGAGAAGGCCGAACTGGAACGACTCCGAGCCGAGGAGCAGGCCAGGCTCAAGGCCGAGGCCGAACGGCAAGCGATGGAGCGAGCGGAACTGGATCGGCAACGTGCTGAACTGGCCGCGCAACAGCAGGCACTGCGGACGCAGCAGGAAGCCGCCGAGAAAGCTGAACGGGAGAAGGAGCAGGCGGCCGAGCGGGCTCGACTCCAGGCGGAAGCGGCCGAGCGGGCTCGCGTCGAGACAGAAGCCCGGCTGAAACGTGAGGCTGAAGCCGCAATAGAGCGGGCAAAAGTGGAAGCGGCTGAGAGGTTGCGGCAGGAAGCACTGCGACCGGATCGCGATAAACTGCTGGCGTTCGCGGACTCACTCGAAGCGATTGAACTGCCCAGCGTGGGTGATGTGCTTCAGCGGTTGCGCGACAACATCGGCGAGGGTCGTGAGGTGTTCGCGAACTGGATTCGTCAGCAGGTCGCTGGAATATGAGTAAGAATACATTTGGACCGCACGGTTGGGCATTTGAAGAAGAGTCGATTGACAGGTTGCCGTCCGGGGCATTCTCTGCTGGAGTCGGACCGGACATTGTCCTTCAGTCTGGCCATAGCAAGGAAAGCATCGTGTCAGGACTGAGGCCGATTTTTGACCAGTTAGCAGATGGCCACGCAGGTGTTGGATTTGTTGATCAGACACGGTGCTATTATTGGAGACGTGGCAAGGCTATCGATCTTGGGACACGTTCAGACTTCGAGGAAATAGGCTGGTCTGCGATTTGTGACGCATGCGACGCCAGCTTAATGTGATACTACGACCACAGTATGGATACAGTAATGCAGCCTCGATGGTATCAAAGTGAGTCGGTGGATGCCGTCTGGCAGCACCTGCGAAACGACGCGACAGCTCCACTGGTGGTGTTGCCAACAGGTTCGGGTAAGAGTCTGGTGTTGGCCATGATCGCGCAGCAGGCGAGACGCTGGGACGGTCGCACGATCGTCCTGGCTCATCGCAAAGAACTGCTGAGGCAGAACGCGGATAAGATTCAGGCACTGTTGCCCGACATGGAAGTTGGGCTTTATTCAGCCGGCCTCAACGCACGCAACACACAGGCGGACGTCATCTGTGCGGGGATTCAGTCATGCTACAGCAAAGCATTTGAGTTCGGGCGCCGTGATCTGCTGATCGTGGACGAAGCTCACCTTATCCCGAACGACGGTGACGGGATGTATCAGCAGTTTCTGACTGACATGCGATCGATTTGCGGGCACGCTCGACTGATCGGATTGACTGCAACTCCGTACCGTTGCGGGACCGGACCACTGGCCGGGCCGGGGCGGATGTTCGGACGAATCTGCTACGAGGTCGGAACTGGTCAGTTGATCAAAGAGGGATTCCTTTGCGAACTGACCAACAAGCCAGCGGACCATCAGACGGACGTTTCCGCCGTCAAGGTACGAGGCGGGGAGTTCATCGCGGCGGAAGTGGCTCGCCAGTTTGATCAGGAATCTGAGGTTGAGCTGGCGTGTTCTGAGATTGTCAAAAAAGCACACGATCGAAAGTCGATCATTGTGTTTTGTGCGGGAGTGGCTCATGCGGAGCATGTGGCTAACACACTCCAGCGATTCACCGGTAACAACGTGGCAGTGATCACAGGCGAGACGCCACCAATGGAGCGAGTGGCGACGCTCAACTCATTCAGTGATGGCCGATTGCGAATCCTGTGCAATTGCGACGTACTCACGACCGGCTTCGATAATCCTCGTATCGACTGCGTGGCCGTACTTCGGTCCACAATGTCGCCGGGATTGTTTGCTCAGATGGTGGGGCGAGGATTGAGACTGCATTCCGGCAAGCGGGAATGCCTCGTTCTCGATTTCGGCGGGAACCTGAAGCGTCATGGGCACCTGGACGATCCGAACTACGGACGTGCGGACTTCTTTTCAGGCGGAACAGGCAAGGCAGAAGAGCAGAACGGGCGGGGGAAGCAGTGTCCGAATTGCAGTCAGGATGTTCCTGTCCAGGCAAAGGAGTGCCTGGACTGCGGATTCGTGTTCCCCGTTGTCGCGAGGCACGGGGCACATGCCGACACGGAATCAGACGTCGTCGATGCAACTCCGCGACGGTATCAGGTAAAATCTGTGACCTGCATGGAGCATCGCAAAAAGAACGCTCCAGACGCTCCGCCAACGTTGCGGGTGATTTACGAGTGCGTCCAGGAAGGTGAATCACTGGAAGACGACGGCAGCGGGTTCGGGAACCTCGAAGGGACGTTGGTCAGCGAGTGGGTGTGTTTTGAGCATGAGGGGTTTGCCAGACGTAAGGCTGAAGCATGGTGGAGCGAGCGTTCGGCCGCGCCGGTGCCGGAATTCGTAGTCGAGGCGGTCGAACTGTTTCCAAGCTGTCGTGTTCCGGAATCAATTGTCGTGATCAAAGAAGGTCGGTTCGATCGCATCACTCAATACGAATGGGGCGATAGTGAGATCATCGAAGAGTGGGAGCGGGTCGTCATGTCATTAGACGATGTGCCGTTTTGAAATCGAAGCCTGACTTGTCGTCAGGTGGAGAGTGGTCCGGCTGATGTTTTTTAGCCGAGGCAGCAGCCGGACCTTTTTTTTTAGTGCTAGATACGGGGAATCTCATGACAACGTATGACGACTTCATTCTAAAGAAGTCACAACTGAAATCGGGGACTGGATTCGTCGCTGACGAACTCCCAGACTTTCTCTTTGACTTTCAAAAGCACCTTGTCAAGTGGGCTTTGGAAATGGGGAGAGCAGCGATCTTTGCCGATTGCGGTCTCGGTAAGACCCCATGCCTTTTAACGTGGTCGGAGCAAGTGATACGCCACACTAATAAGCCGGTGTTGGTTGTGACTCCACTGGCTGTGTCTGCGCAAGTAATGCAAGAGGCCGAGAAGTTCGGCGTTGACGCGAAGAGGTCGCGCGACGGCAAGATTACAGACGATAAGTGCGTATGGGTCACAAACTACGAGCAGTTGCATAAATTCGATTCGGCATTGTTTGCGGGGGTGGTGTGTGACGAATCGAGTTGCATCAAAGACATGAAATCACAACGCAAAGACGTAGTGGTGGAGTTCATGAGGATGATGCCGTTTCGGCTTCTATGCACCGCTACGGCGGCTCCTAATGATTTCTGGGAACTCGGGACGTCGTCCGAAGCACTGGGGTGTCTTGGGTTCCGGGACATGATTACGTCGTTCTTTAAGCAGGAGACATCAAAAGATATCCACGGATGGGGGCGAACAAAGTATCGTTTCCGTGGGCACGCTGAAGAACCGTTCTGGCAATGGGTATGCAGTTGGGCGAGAGCGATCAGAAAGCCGTCTGATCTTGGATTCTCAGATGAGAAACACATACTGCCACCATTGATCGAGAAAGCACACGTCGTCGCGTGCAGTAAAGCACGACCGGGCATGTTATTCGCGCTCCCAGCGTCAAACATGAGCGAGGAGCGGCAGGAGCGGCGGGACACAATCAAGGAACGATGCGAGGTAGCCGCCGGAATTGCATCAGATCATGACGGCCTGACTGCTTTATGGGGTGAACTCAATCCAGAATGCGACCTGCTGGAGAGGATGTTACCGGACTCAGTTCAGGTAAAGGGATCAATGCCGGACGAGCAAAAGGAAGACTATCTATTGGCGTTCGCCGCAGGTCAGGTCAAACAACTTGTGTGCAAGCCGAAGATTGGGGCTTGGGGGCTCAACTTTCAGCGATGCCACAACATTGTCGAGTTGCCGTCTCATAGTTTCGAGAGGCATTACCAGGCGATTAGGCGATGTTACCGCTTCGGTCAGACAAAACAGGTCACCAGCCACATGGTCGTTTCAGAAGGAGAAAGGAAAATTGTTGACAACTTACACCGAAAGAAAATGCAGGTAGAGGAGATGTTCACAAGGCTGGTGCAGCACATGAACGATGGTATGAGACTTGTATCTAATGATGTTTTCACAACGAAAGAGGAGCTACCGAGATGGTTATAAGTTGACTTGTGAAAGTCACTGAGTAGAATCTCAATTCGCTGGCACGCGAAATACACACACTAAGCCCGTTGTTTTGAAACTGTGATTGCGTGCCAGCTTCACACTACAGAGCAACGGGTTTTTCTTTTGGAGCTGGCACGATGACGATTTGGAAGCCGATCATAAACCGTAAGATATGGAGAAATATCTAATGCCTGTAAAAGATCAAGTTGTTACAGATACCTATGCAATCTACAATGGTGACTCAGCAGAATGGCTGCCATCAATCCCCGATGAATCGATTGGGATGTGCGTCTACTCGCCACCATTCGCGACCGAGAATGGTGGGTGTCTTTATAACTACAGCTCCAGTGTTCGCGACCTCTCGAACGCGAGGACGTACGAAGAGTTCTTCGAACATTACGGATTCATCGTCGAGCAGACGGCACGAGCGTTGAAGCCGGGAAGAATTAGTGCGGTACACTGTATGGACGTGCCGAAGCAAGGCAGCAACTGCTGCGGATATACGGACTTCCCTGGTGACATTATTCGACTGCACGAATCTCTCGGATTTGAGATGCTGCCTCGAATATGTATATGGAAGGAACCTTTGTCTGTGCGACTGCGAACAATGTCGAAGGCTCTGGCTCACCGTCAAATCTGTGAGGATGCGACTCAGACAAATGTGGCGTCAGCCGACTATCTGATTCCGTTTCGGAAACGCGGCACGAACCCTGAACCAGTCACACATCCTAACGGGCTGTTTCACTACTTTGGTGAGCGTGAGATTCCTCAAGAGTTGCACTCATACAAAGGGTGGACAGGAAAGCAGACGGAAAATCGCTACTCGCACTGGATCTGGCGACATTACGCATCCTCGTTCTGGGACGACATCCGATTAGGAAACGTCCTGCCCTACAAAGAGTCGAAGGATGTCGGTGACGAACGACATCAACATCCATTGCAGCTCGATGTGATTCAGCGGTGTGTGCAAATGTGGACCAATGCAGGCGACGCGGTTCTGACACCATTTATGGGCGTTGGCAGTGAGGTATATGGCTCCGTAGTACTTGGGCGGCGTGGAGTTGGGTGCGAATTGAAGGAATCGTATTATCGGCAGGCCGTTCGCAACCTGAAAAACGCGATTGAGATTGATCTTCAAAACAACGGGCAGTTGAAGCTTGATTTTCAAAGTGCGATGGACGAGACCGATAACGGTCTAATGGATTGAAATCGAAGCCTGACTTGTCGTCAGGTGGAGAGTGGTCCGGCTGATGTTTTTTAGCCGAGGCAGCAGCCGGACCTTTTTTTTAGTGCGAGATACTGGGAATCTGCGAGGAAGTAACGAATGGAACCGACTGTTGAGCAACTGCGGACACTCGACCGCAACCCGACCGTGATCGCGTTGGCGATGGAATTGCAAAAGCGTCTGTGGATTGTCCCCGAAGCGGACGGCGCAACCAAGGAAACAACGCGGCAACACGCGATTGTCATGGCGACCGGAGCAGTCATTCGGGTGCTGTGTCTGGAGGGCCGTCAGGTAGATCAGCATACGATCGACTGGATTTCTGGGATCATTGGGCTCGGCTCGGCGTGTGACGAAATTGGCTTTCTTCAGGATGGCCGGCTGCGGTTTGACTGGCTGTTCGGCGTCGAAGCTGTTGACGCGACGCCGTGAGAACGCAATTATCAGGTCGATCGTTGAGTCAGAACGATCGACCAACAGAAGAATTGGCGAGGTGGCTCGCTTTCTACCCTCTGCATTACGCTGACTCCGTGGTGCAGGGGGTTTTTTCATGGACCGAGGAACCGCATGATCCCTCAGGCGATGCAGGACGTGACCCGGTGGGTCTGCTGGCGTGATGACGACGGACGCAAAACACCAGTCAACGCAACAACAGGATTCAATGCGAAGTCCAACGATCCATCTACGTGGACAACCCATCAGAACGCGAAAGACAGGCTCGACAGAGACAAAAGCCTCACCGGGCTCGGGTTCGTGCTGGGTGACGGGTTTGCAGGAATCGATCTCGACGGGTGCATCGACGCGAAGGGGGCCATCCAGCCGTGGGCGTGGGAAATCATCCTCGCGATGAAGACATACTCAGAGATCAGCCCCTCTGGAACTGGAGTCAAGCTGTTCCTGATGGCGGACGTCGATCGCGGGCGGAAGACTCAGATCAACGTCGAGCCATGCTGCGACAAGAAGCCGGGCATTGAAGTTTATAGCGGTGGGCGCTATTTCACCGTGACTGGTGATGAATTAGCGATCGGTGGAGACTTTGGATGTGAAGCAAAGCAGCAGCAACTCGATGAGTTGATCGCAAAACACTGGCCGGAGCCGGTCAGGCAACCGACGACTTTGACTGTGAGTCGTCCGGTTGAGGGGCAGGCCGATGCCGTTGAGCGGGCCAGGCGATACCTGGCTCAGATGCCCGGGGCGGTCTCCGGATGCAGCGGGCACAACGCGACTTTCCGCGCGGCGTGCGTGCTGATGCTGGGGTTTGACCTGCGGGTCGAAGATGCGTTCGGCGTCATCCAGGAGTGGAATCAGAAGTGTGAGCCGCCCTGGGAAGATCGCGACCTCTGGAAGAAGGTCTCTGACGCAGATAAGCGTGACGGAGAACGCGGATGGCTGCTCAACATCGGCGGTCGGTACGAGGGGACGGACGTCGATCTGCGGAATCTAATGGCGTCGTTCAATGGGCCGGATGAGCGCGAACCAGTCTTGTTGCCGATGCCGGAGATTGATTCGGCCCGGTGGATGCCGGATTCGATCCTGAATCCACCGGGCGGCGGACTGATGGGCGAGTTCATTGACTACGTGCTGATGACTTCCCGATACCCTCAGCCGGAGATTGCACTGGCCGCTGCAATTTCATTGATGAGCGTGATTACCGGTCGGAAAGTCTCAGACCATCGAAACACCAGGACCAACATCTACACGGTCGCATGTGCCCCGACCGGGAGCGGAAAAGACTGGTCCAGGAAGATGCTGAAGAAGGTGCTTCGGTCAGCGGGGCCGGAAGCTCAGAAGTTCATCGGAGCAGAGCGGATTGCCAGCTCAACCGGACTGGTCAACGAACTGCGGGACAAGTCGCCGTCACGACTGTTCATGCTCGACGAATGCCATCGTCTGCTGGTGACGATGAAAGACGGTCGAACACCGCACCTGTTCAATATCGGCTCGGTACTGCTGACATGGTGGAGTTCATCGAACGAGCATTGGACTGGCGACGCTTACGCCGACAGCGATAAGACACCGGAGATCGACTGCCCGCATTGCGTGATCTTCGGCTCTGCGACTCCGCAGGGGCTTTGGGAGTCATTGGATATAAAGAGCATGTACGACGGGCTGATTGCCCGCTTCTGCATTTTCGAGGGCGAGTACGTGATGCCGGTCGATGCTCCGTGCCCGCAGGTGCCGAGTTTGTTGACGGACCAGATTCGGTGGTGGGCAGAGTTCAACCCGTGTGATGGCAATCTCGGATCGATTAACCCGTCACCGTCTGAGGTGCGCCCGACGACTGAAGCAGCTAAGCGGTTGTTCGAGCACGCAACCTCGATCGATTGCCGCAAGCTGGACGGCGAGCACCCGATGCGGTCAGCGATCTGGAGCCGGTGCGCGGAGAAAGCCGCGAAGTTCGCCTTGATGTCAGCGTGCAGCCGGGCACTTGCGAGGGTGCCGAATTCGATCGATATCGCCGATGCGAACTGGGGCGTCGCCCTGGCCAACTTCCTGACGCGGCGATTGATCAGCCGTGCGGACTCACACGTTTCGGAGAACGAGACGGAGCGAAGCTACAAGCGAGTGCTCGACGCGGTCCGGCAGGCTGGGGGGAGCATGACGTTCAGCGAGCTGTCGCGGGCGTGCCGGTGGCTGCCGGCAAGAAGTCGAAACGACCTGCTCCAGGACCTGGTCCAGAGCGGGGAAATATCCCTTTCTTCCGTGATTACCGCCGGGAGGCCAGTAAACATCGTTTCTCTCACGGAACGTGCGTTTTCATCCAGTGAGTGAGGCGGGAAGGAAGAAACGGAATGAAGGTTTCGGCGAACCGTTTCGGGATGGCTCTTTCCGGAAGGAAAGAACGGCAGAAAGATCGACGTAAGTCGTTACGTAGAAGCTTCTTTCCCTTCTTTCCTTCCTTCCCGCCCTGTTTCGAATTTATATCCTAAATACCTTCTTTCCTTATTTCCTTACTTCCCTACCTGTATTTCCTTTTTCTTAGTTTCGCGTGAGAGGCCCCCGAATCAGAAACTCAGGAAACAGGAAGGAAGGGAAGAAAGGAAAGAAGGTAAAGAAGATATATGTTTACACTTTATTGATCCAGAAATCAGCGACGCGAGACGGGCGGGGCTGGTGGAGAATCATCAACGCGGATCGCGATCGCTGAGCGACAGGATGACCATAGACGCGAATGAATCGAAAAGACGATGAAAGTATCGTCTTTGCGATCTGGACGCCGCATGTGCAATCCTCGTGCGTTTGGAGCGATGTCGGAATTCCGGCGTCACGACGAGCCGGACCATTGATCAGCTGGGCGAGGTGTACGATTCGCGTCTGATGTCGCGGGTCGCAGCTCAGCGAGTACAATTGCAAGTTCACAGCAATTTTCTGCCGTTTCTGTATTTACAGCGACGGAGTGCCGATGTAAGGTGCGTGCATGAGTCACACGGAACCCAAACACGGAGCAGAAACCATGACACGCAATGAACTGGCACGAAGCACTTTCGCAGGCAACAACCGGGGACTGTTCGAGTTCGTGAGCGAGAGACGTGACGCCCGCGATTGTGACGGCCTGCTGTCGATGAGCTGGAACATGGGCGAATTTATAGCTGCCGTTGAAGCGTTGGACGACGCGACAATCGAGGAACTGGAATGCGTCGGGGCGATCGGATGAGTAAACGCAAACCGGGCCGTCCATCGCAGGGCGGCCCAACGCCGATCAGGCCCGTGCGGATTGATGACCAGACTTGGCAGCGGTGGAAAGCCGCCGCTGAAGAGCTGGGCGTTTCCGTCACGGAATTGATCAAGGCCGGGGTTGATCGGGAAATCAAGGTACGGCAACGACGCAGCAGGTGACACAGTTCGGCTGTTTTCGCCATTTTTGTGGAATGCTCGATTAAAGCCTTGACGGCAATCAAGACAGTGATAAGAATGACCGCACAAGAGGCAATCAACCACAAACAAAGGAACGAGGCGATGACGACAGCAACGAGCGACAGACTGCCAACAAAAAACAAGCGAACCGGCAAGCGTGAATTCATCGAACAGCACGAGTTGGAGATGGTGGACTGGGGATTTCACTTCTTCGTCGATGGCGAAATGGAAGCGTTCAAGGCGGCTTACCAATACAAAGACGCACCGCACGGAGTGAAGGTCGAATTCGCTGGCGGCGTGCAGCGGTGGATGGTGACGGTCTTCAACGCAACGGCAGCCGACGCCGGAATCGACGGTGCGAAATGAAACACGGCGGACAACGTCCTGGCGCTGGCCGAAAGCCAGCCCCTGAAGGAACTCTGAAGCAACCGTATGGGACAAAACTAGACCCGGTGGTGATCGAGTATCTGCGAGAATGCGACAACGCAGCATCGACTATCGAGGCCACAATTAAACGCTCGAAAGCGTTTCGTGATTGGAATAGGGGCACCAACTAGGGGTGGGGACCGAAACACCCGCGTGTTCACACTTCGTGAAGCGCTTCGGCATACTCGCAGCACGCTTTGCTAGTTGGTGCTCTTTTTGAAGGATAACGACCCGGCAATAACCGGGCGGCGACAATAGAAACTGCCACCCCAATCAACCCGGATTCGCCGCTCCGAGTTGATTGCCTTGTTATACGTCGATTTGGAGTGAACCCGTGAGTAAGTCACAGGAGAACTATAAAACGCACACGATCCTTCAGGCTTCGGATTGCAAGTGCAATAGAGATCGATACTGCAATATCTGCGATGGAGGGCTAGCGTTCTGTACTGTCTGCAAAGGTGGAGAGATCGAACTGGATGAACAGACCTGCGAAGAACGCGTAAAGACGGAAGCCGCAGCCGTATAACGCCAATAATCACCGGGCAGCGGCTGGTGATTTACCAACTTCAAACGACCGGAAACCGATGCTCCGGTGCATGGTGATTGACATGCCTTTTACGCATGACACGTATTGCCATTGCATCGGCCTCGGGATGCCGGATGGACTGTCCGGAACCGAACAGCACAAATGGCTCAGTTGTTCTTCCGCGAGAGCGGCTTCAGAGCGGTGTCGGTCCTGCGAAACCACTACGAAGAATCCGACGAAGACGGTTATCTAATGCGGTATAGCCACTAAGTGGCTGGTGCGATATAGGGTAAAATCATAGTCACGGGGAAACTATGCAGACGACAGCGAAGCGAGAGCGAGAACGAGAACGACAACGAGAGCGACAACGACACCGACAGCGTATAAAGATCGCAGATATTCAGTCGGAAGACTTTTCCGACATCGACCCGACGCTGCCGACGTCAGCACAGGCGGGGAGCCCGGAGAAGGTGCGTGTGATCGCCGCGCGGTATCAGGCCGGACTGCCACTCTGGCACCCGGAAGACGATAGTTCTATGCGGTTGGATCACGACGACGATGCGGCTGTGATCCCGGTCCCGGTGGACGATTTGGCCGAACTGCCTGACGAGATTGGGGTGTGGCTATGAGCAGGGTTGAATGGGTGCATGTGCAAAACGGAAACGGGCTGTGGAACTGGGAGTAATCCCGACGTCGCCCTGTGGCATTATTCGTGCAGTGAATGACGTAAGGAACAGGTCTAATGAGTAAAGTCGAGACAGAAGAGCAATGGATGGATATGCCCAACGATTCGCCAGAGCCACTCTATTCGATCGGCACTCGATGCCCTCAACGCGGAGCCTACACGCCACATCTGGACGGGCCGAATCGGCGACCGTTCAATTTGACACGCAAACAGCTTGTCGCGGAGATGCGATACCTGCAAACGAAAGGCTATTCGTGTCACCGCAAGCGAGAGGCGGAAACCGGGTACGATGGAAGTTACGACAACGACACCGAAGTCCTGATTGAACGCACAGACGGAATGCCGTGGTTTGATATTCTGATGTCCTGGAGAAGGGGATAAACAATGAGTTCAGCATTCTCAATGCTTCGGGCGACAGCCAGATGGGTGCGCGAGAACAATGAGTCGTTTGCAAAACTAAGGAATGACCTGCTGCCACCGGGGACCGTCGTGCAGCAGCCATCGTTGCCGTTCGGGTTCGGAATCGTCGCTGTTACCGGAGAAGGCTGCCCGCCAGACAGGATCGCCGTCAAAACAGAGTCAGGCGTAGTGCGCTGGATGCGAGTCGAAGAGTTAGAACCGTGTGAGGATCAGGAGCAGTGGCCGTGGTGGGTCAATCGTGCGAAGGGAATTCAAACAGAAGAGAGGGGCGACGATGACGATGATCGATGTGGCAACTATTCTTCAACCACTCGACGCTTGTAGTCAGAAAACGAATCAGGAAACAGAATGAGCACTCCACCAGTGACGCAAACACCACGGCTGCCAGCCAGCGCGTTGGTATTTCAGATGCTTCTCAGGAAGCCACACACGATCGATGAAATGGCGATTGCAACAGGACTCAGCCGGAAAAGCATTGACGCTGGTCTAAAAAAACTCCGAGTGAAGTTCGCTCTGCGGAAACGGCCAAGAGGAATGAGCGGCCAACCTCAGAAGGAGTGGTCACTGGTCTCTGACGAGGCGGAGCTTCTCGACCTCTGCCGTCGAGCAGATGCCGGAGAAGACTGCTGAGAAAAAGAAGGTGACAAACTCGGAGCGGTTGATAGACTCCGAGTCAAGAGGAAACCGCACACATTCTCAGGGGAAACATGGTGGATCGACGAACGACAATCCTGAAGGCCACTACGGCACTGATTGAGGCATTCGATCAGTGGGCGGCATCGAAGGAAACAGTCATCGAGGAACAGTCGCCGCTCGGCCTCGCTCTCGATGTGGTCATCAATGCGTGCAGGTATGGTGATGTGCCTGGGGACTGTCGCGAGATTGTCGAAGCGGTCGGAAAGCTCGGCGTGAGATATCACGCGTACAACTTCGAAGATGAGTTCCAGACGTCCACAGGAGAGCCTTTGCCCGTGTTTTACGACGCGTACAAAGGCGTTCTGGAAGCGTATCAGGGCGTCAGGTATCGAGTAGATCGGCGAGTGATCGAGTCAGTAGCGGCACTGAAAGCTGAAGGGCTCGATTCTCATCAAATCGCACGGTGTTACGGGCGACGGAATCACGGGACCGGCATATGGGAAGGCGTCTTCTTTGGTCCGCAGGGGCAGACGCTGCTCGGACTGATCGAGCAGGAATTGCAAAAGCCCGGCAGCGTGATCACAACAGACTGGCGGCATCCAGACGACGAGACGGAAGCGGAGAGCGTCCGGGATCGACTGGCTGGACGGCTGGCAAGAGCCGAACAGCTTGCAGAGATCACGAAGACTGATCAGATTTTGAGAGAAGAGGCGCAGAAACCACCGGTGAACGAAGGCGATGTCGTCGATTATCTGCGTGAGGGGGCGTTTCCTCAGCAGGTTGTGTCCCGTTTCGGTCTGACAATCGATCAGGTCAATGCGATCGCCAGGAAGCACGGCATCGTCAAGGAAGACGATGCCGTGGAAATTGAGCCGGTCAAAACTGGCGAGCAAGAGCAGGAGCAGGAGAAAACACTGGCCGAGCGGTGTGCCGAACTCAGCGCCGAAGGCAAGAACCCGAGCCAGATCGCCGGTCTCGTCTCCAAAGAATTCAAACGACCGATTAAGACCGGCGATGTCGTTGGGTTGTTATCCGAATCTGTCAAAACAAGTGCGTAAATGGTGGCAACAGATGGCAGAAAATCAAATTCAAACACCAGATGACGAAAACGAACCAGAGGAAGATCCATTACTGGTTCGTGAAGCCCAACTGATCGAGATGCTTGCCCGAGGCATGAAGGTGGCGGAAGCGTCTCGCCGAACGGGAATGTCGCTGTCGACGATTCACCGTCGATTGAGGTGCCGCAAATTCAAGGCTCAGGTCGATGAGTTCCGGGAAGACCTGATGTCCGGCGCAGCAAGCCGGACAGCCGGACTGATGGATCAGGCTCTCGACACGCTGGCCGAATTGATGGACGCTCAGCAGACGCCGGGTGTGCGAATGCAGTCGGCAAAGTGCGTGCTCGAAACGGCGGTCAAGTTCCGCGAGACGCTGGTGCTGGAAAAGCGGATCAACGCGCTCGAAGAGATCGCGAAGCAGAGCTCGAGGGGGGATTGATGGCCAGACTGGAAAGGCGGGGATGTATCGGGCATAATGTTCTCACAGTTTGAGTGTGTGCCCCTGTACCTGCTTGGCGGCGTGATGGCAGGGGCGAGTGATGTGTGATGCGAGCGAGCCCGGCCATACGGTCGGGCTTGCTTCGTTTCGGGCTCAGCGGTGCCACTGGCCGGCGAACTGTCAGACGGAGATCGCAAAGCAGAGCTCGAGGGGGGATTGACCAGAAAGGCGGGGATATGGGTGCGAGGAAGTGCAGACGGTGTGGATTGCCATTGCAGAGCCACGAACGCGACGACACTGCGTGCGGGCAATGCAACGAGGTATCGCTCTCGCAATGGCTGGCTCCTGCGGTGCTGTTGCGAAAATACGAAGCGGCAGAGCAACAGGAGCGAACGAGAGAAAACGTTGATCCCGAACGGCTATTTGCTGCACAGCAGGCCGTTGAGCGATTCAGCACATATCTCAGAAAGCAGTGGCGTCTCGCTCCGAGTAATAGTGGCCAGTGCCGACTGTCTGTGGTTCTCGTTCGGGTATGGCCTCTTGGGGACGCCAGGCGGCGTGCGCACGAGTTCTTCGACGACGAATACGAGCGAGCTAAGCTGTTGATTGAGTGGCTCGAATCAGACTCCGATGAAATCCGAGAGCTGCGGACAGACCCGCTGGTGTCATGCGAAGCGGTGGCGGAAGTGCTGTTGCTAGACATGTCCCAAAGGACGTTTTACTCGACAGCGGAATCGACGTGCTGGGACGAAGCTGGACTGTCAGAAGCTGAAGTGCCCCAGGTTTTGAAGAGAAGGACATTCCGGTGCGAGTACGACTTGCAGCGGTATCTCAATGCGGTGAAAACAGCCGGTCGTCACGCAGGCTCTCTTGCTTTCTTGCTGGCACCGGCAATTCGGGTCTATCTGCGAGAGATTGAAGAGGACAAGCAGCACCAGAGATATCGCGACAAAATCGCCAGCCGCCAAGAAGCGGAAGAGCGAGGCATGAAATGTCCGGAAGCTGGCGTGATACGGCAGCAATCAGTGTGGGAGAAAACGAAGGCCGAAACGGACGCGGCGAGAGTTTCGTTGAATGGTTACTGGGCGGAGTGGCCAAGTTCTCAGCAGCAGAAGCGTCTCAATGATGAGTTGCATCGACGCTGGCTGGGATACGAAGTCAGCTCACTTCCGAAGTGGCGGGAGTGGGACTCTTACAGCATAGTCGAGGAGTGGGAGAGTGACAGACGGGAATCATGCGTAGATGCGGTGTCTCGCATGTTTGCCGAACGAATGGAGAGACTGAAAAACTGGCGACATAGAGATCAGTATTTCCGAGCGATGGAGTTGGCCTATTGGCTGTGGGTGAAGTTTTGGTACGTTGGCAAATATGAGATTTCAGCTCGACTGTCAGATTTAGACGCAGCAGAGTGGCTGGCGCGAGAGTGGCGTGAGATGGTGGAAACATTCATCATAGATGTGGATATGAATCAGGAGATACCAGACGATGACGAGTACGACGAGTACGACGAGTACGACGACGACGAGTACGAGTACGACTGACGACGACTTTCACGTGAACGCAACGGAGGCCAGTAAAGCAGGCTGGTTCCTGAAGCGGATCGAGCGACTCACTCCCATCGAGCAACAGGAGGTGTGGCGAGTCACGCTTGAGCGAAGAGGCATAGTATCGACAGCAGAAGGATGCACGATCGGTGCAGCAATTCGAGCTGCAAGCAAATGTCACTGAAAGCACGACTCAAGCAGCTTGAAGAGAAAATGCTCGCGGAAGAGGACCGGGGCGAATGGTTGCCGGACGTCTTTGCATTTCGGGTGGCAGGTATCTCACGCGAAGAAGCTCGACGGCAGGCGATCGAACGGGCACAGCGATTCACGGAAGACAGCCGCGCGACGCCGCAGCAGGTGGCGGAGTGGCAGCGGCTGGCGAGGCAGTTGACGAAATTGGTGGGCAACTAAAAGCAAGTGGAGAGGCGATGGCGACTTACGGCCAAACAAAACGGCAGGACGAGCACTCGGGTTCACCCGCTTGTTATCCGCCTGTTCTCGATCCTTGTTGCGGTACTCGAATGTTTTGGTTTGACAGAACTGACGAGCGAGCAGTTTACAACGACATTCGGAAAGGCGTGCGGGTTATTGATGTTGGCACGCCAGGAACAAAGGGACGAAAGCCGAAGGTTGTGGCACCGGATGAAATCGCTGATTTTCGCCAGATGGTTTACCCAGATGAGACGTTCTGGCATGTGGTGTTTGATCCGCCTCACTTTCATAAAGGGGCGGGAGCGACAGGTCGAATTGCGTTTGACTTTGGGTTGCTGGCGGAAACGTGGCGTGAAGATTTGCGGGCTGGTTTTGTGGAATGTTTCAGGGTGCTCAAACCGTGCGGGACGCTGATATTCAAGTGGTGCGAGGCAGAGATACCATTGCGGGAAGTGTTAGCGTTGACGGACGAAAAGCCGCTGTACGGGCACCGGAGCGGGAAGAAGGCGCAGACCCATTGGGTGTGTTTTATGAAGTCACCAGCGGTTGACGGATAACGACTTCGATCAGCGGGGACGTGTGGTCGTGCTGGTCGGTGTAGTCACACAGCCGCAGAATGTGAAGCGAGAAAAGGAGAAGAGATGATCGGACGAAACGCAGAAGTTGACGCGAAACTACGGGCCGAAATTTATCTTCACGGTGATCACTGGCGAAAGGAACACAACGCGATGGGTGAAGAGCAGCGAAAGGAACTGCTCGACAATCTCATCGCGAAGCGAAAGGCTGATCCGCAAAGGCTAGAGGAACCAGAATTGCGAGGTGATTACTCGGGCAAGCCTGTAGGCTGTACGCTTCAGTGTGGGACTGGCGGCGGGTTTAGAGTGATTCGCAGCACGAAGCCGTTTAGTTGATCTCTGCCAGATTGGTGATCGATGCCCGAAGCAGTTGAAGCAATCGTCGACGCTGGCGTCATTTCAACGCTCGATAACGCCTATTGGTTCTTTGAGCCGAGGCCAGACAACGTCGAGCGCGGCGATGAACAGACGACGTTCGTGAACTCGATGAATCCGGGCGTCACGTTTTTGCTGGGCGGAAACGGATCAGGCACAACAACTGCTGGTTTGTTCAAGGTGGCGAAGTTCATACTAGAGCAGCAGCCTCCACCGCATCGAGACACTCCGTTCTGGATCATCGCGGAGAGTTATCAGCAGGTGATGGACGCCTGCTGGAAAGAGAAGCTGTTCGGACGCGGGATGATCCCGGAATCGGAGATCGATCGTCCGAGAATCAGTTGGTACAAGCCGAACCAGAACTGGCCATACCGCGTGCCGTTGAAGCCGTGGCCGGGGCGTCCCGGCAAAAACTGGGTGCTGGAATTCAAGTCGTATGCTCAGGGCCGGGCACAGATGCAGGCGTCCGCCATCGGCGGGTTCCTGTTCGTGGAACAATTCCCGTGGGGCATCCTCGAAGAAGTCCTGCGAGGCTGCCGCGAGTACGAGTTCCGGGGATCGAAACTGGCTGAGTTTACGCCGGTCGATCCGGAGCGGTCGATCAACCTCGAAGAGATGATTGATCGGGACGAACTGCCGCAGGGCTGGCAGGTCTGCCATGCGAACACGGAGTGTGCCGTCGAAGCCGGGCAGGTGTCACAGGAGTGGTTCGACGAGTTCTTCGGGATGCTGCCGGACGAGGTCAAGCCGGTCCGTTGCCGTGGAGAATTTGGGAAGTTTGCCGGCCAGATTTACGCCGGCTGGAACGCGAAAATTCACTTGGTCGATGATGACGTGATCGACTTTCCGGACGGCGTGCAGTATCGCCGGACAATCGACTGGGGAGCTGGCCCGCAGAACGCGTTCGTTTGCTTGTGGCTTTACCGCAACGGGCTCGGTCAGTGGTTCGTCTTCGACGAGTATTACTCGACCGACCAGATG